CGGCTGCAACTCTTCCCCAAGCACCTTCACGATTGGGAGATATTCGCTCGGCCAGTCCGTCTCTTCGAGCACCTGGAGCGCGTCAATCTTCGCCCACTTCACCTGCGGCTGCGGCACGCTGCGCGTCTCGTGCTTGGATTGCCGCTGCGCGTCGGTCAGTTCATCTTCCCAAGCATCCGTGCCATCGTCCAGCATGGCGAGCGTCCGCTGCTCGAGCTCCGTATACCAGTAGTCCACCACGCGCACGAACCGCAGATCCTTCTCCGTCCGGAACCACTCCGGATACGCTTCGCCAAACGCCCGGAAGTCTTCATCGCTCGCCGCGCTCACGAGGTTCGGCGTCTTCTTGCTATCCGGATGCTCCGCCTTGTAGCGCGTCCACGGCAGATCCGTCCCGATGAATCCCCATTGCGCGTCACTGCCATCCGGCTGCTCGTGGGATGGGTCCAGTGTGACGCTGGCTTGGTTGTAGATGCGATGCAGATAGACTTCCTGGTCCCGCGTCTTGCCCGGCAGATACCGCGTCAGGACCGCGTAGTACCCGCGGCCCGCTTGCACCGCTCGCGCAAACGCCCATGTCCGCGCATCGTGCGCTTCGGATTCGCGTTGAATCCGGCGCACCAGCCCCTCCCGCAGTTCCACTTCAGACGGGTCAATCGGCTGCGCCAGATCCCCGAAGTCATCCGCCGGCACGAGCTCCACGCCGATGTCCGACCCGCGCTCCTGATTGAGCACCTGCCGCACAGGCTCCCGTACTTTGTTGATCGTCAAGCACGGCCGCGCTGGCACCGGCGGCAGGCCGTTTTGCGCGTTCTGCCCCTCCCGCGCCGTCTTCACATCATCGGGCCACTGGTCGCCGGCAAAGAACTGCAGATCTGCTTGTTCCCGCTCCCGCTGCCGCTTGTCGGCCTCTTGCGCGATCTGGAACCGCTCACGGGCCAGCTTCAGGAAGGCAATATCGTCGCGCTTCGTCGCTCTCGTCGGCTTATCGGACGGCGCATCTTCGACGGCCGCACCGGAGGGCTGAGAGTAGGGCGTCAGGTCGTCAAACGTCGCCATCTAGCGGCCCGTGAACAGCCAGCGCAGACGCTCAACGAACGACCGCATGCGAAAGGCGCCACTCATCTGCTCGAGTTCTTCGGTGAGCGCGATGCGCGTCTCATGCGCCTCAAACAAGGCCTGCAACGCAAGAGTCTGCCGTGTGTTGACGTCCGTCTGCCGCGCGACTTGCATGAGCAACGCGACAATCTGTTGCCGCTGCTCGTCCCGCTGCGCGGCGGAGAGCCGAATCGTCTCGCCCGTCACGTCGTCTATCCGCTGCATGAATTGCCCCGCATGATACACCCGTTCACCCAGCCCACGACATATCCCCTCGTCGCGCCATCGTCAGATGCTGCGTCTCCGCCCGCTTCGGCTTCGGCGGCTGCGTCCCGAAGTTCAGCTCCAGATACTCCGCACAGTTCTGCCCGTGCTCGTACCAGCCGTCCTTCTTCGGCTTCCGGACCTGCTTGTTCCCGACACTGACCATGTGCTCGTCCCAGACGTAGCCCGCTTCAAACCCATCCGCGAGGAACCGCTCCGGTGTCGTCCCGCGCTCGCTGATGACCAGCCAGTGCTCCGAGTCCTTGTTGATCGCGAACGCTTCTTGCCGGTCTGCCGCTCGGCGGCGCATGTGGCTAGCAATGCGTTCCACGCAGCCCAGACGGACCAATGGACTGTTGCTGTCGGGGATGAAGACCGGCTTGATGCCACGGTCCCGGAGGATTTTGACGGCTCCAGCGGTTCCGTGGGAGGTGTCGGCCGCTCCTGCAGGATCACAGCATTCCCGGACGGCGAGAGGAGCGGGAAACCATTGGTTTCGATAACGCAAGGCGAGTTCAAGGAAATCGTCAAGATAGAGTGATTGTCCAAGGACGCCACCGAGATATCGGACCTGTCCGATGGCGGACACCTGCCGGAAGATGACGCACGGATGATGCTTACCGAAATCCAGGGCCATCTCCAGCGGAAGACGAGCATCATAGTCAAGTGGCACCTCATGCACGGCTCGCACAAACGAGCCCTTATAGACCGGCTCCCCGGTCACGTTCATGCCCCGCAGCCCGAGGATGACGCTCCGATGCTTGGCATGCTCCGGCGGATACGCTCGCAGCGCCGCCTCGAGCAGCTCTGCCGGCAGGTTATGAGCGTTGTCGTAGATGCTGACGTTGTAGTACTTGCGGCCACTGACCCGGTTATCGGTCGGGAACTGCGCTGCCAGCCAATGCGTCACGTTCGGCGGATTGGGGCTGAAGACCAGCTGGTGCGGGAAGCCCGCCTGTCTCAGCCGGAGCCGGAGTTCAAGGCTGAAGTCCTCCGGTAACTCTTCCGTCTGGTCGATATAGATCCGACTCACCCCCAGCCCGCGCATCTTGCTGTAGCGGCTCAGGGCATCCGGACTCTTCAGCCCGTAGCTATAGGCTTTGGACCCGTTCGGGAAGTTGTACGACAGTTCCTTGGCATCCCATTCGGGCACACAGCCCGCCTGGTGACACACCTTCTCGAACTCGGGCTTGACCTTGGTCTGGGTCTCTCCATCGCCGTACCGGCCCAGGTAGCCCCAAATGCCGGGCATCTCCTGATAGGCGTTGAATTCCTTCCACAGACAGGCCGTGGTCTTGCCGCTGGACAACGCGCCTTCAAGCGAGATCTCGGCGGTCGTATCCTGCATGAAGTCCGCAATCGGACCACGCCAGCGCATCGTGACTTCGCGCGTCAGGGCATTGTCTCCATACGGTGGACGAGTGAGCCTTTTGCTAAGGATTTCGCGCGACGGTCGGCTGCGCGATTCGCGCGCTGATGGCACGCCAAACGTGTATGCGTCTTCTGATGCGCACGAAGACAATACGGACACGCGACATTGTGCGACAACCCATCATCGGGCGGCGGATGCCACAAGAGGCGCAGCCACCGCAACAGTTCGACTTCCTGCCGTGAGGGCTGCTGATCGGGCGCGACCGCGTAGTCCAACATAAAGCGCCGGCCGAAGCCTTTCTGACTCATTTGGGCGGCAATTGCTCGTAAACATGCTTCACGACGGTCGCAATCGGGTTCCCGCCTTCCCCGGTATGCTCCACTGGGATGAGACGGGCATACAGCTTGAAGAACTCCGTGCTATTCGCAATGGCCCAGGCTTGCAGGGTCTTGTAGCCGCCAATCCCTTGAAATGCCAATTGAAACGCCTCACGGGCACTTTGGGTCGTCTTGTTGGGCGTCCCTTTGGGTCGTCCAGCCGGATTCCCGCGGTCACCTTTCTTGAATGGCATAGCTTTTGACAGTTATTAGCTGCTATCCCGACAGTATACGCGCATCTAGGGTGTCTCTTGGGGCGCATCGATGATCCAGTCAAACCCAAGCAAACGAACACGCGATACGACGCCCCGCAAGGCGTCCCGTGCCTGCTCGGCGCTCTGGAGCGCCCGCTGGGTCAGTTCACAGGCATGGACGGCTTTGTCCCGCTCGTCCCGCAAGCTGTCGGCGCGGCGCTGTGCCTTCGCCATTTCATCAAGGGCGCTACTCAACTCCTGCTCAGACCTGCGGAGGGCGGCTTCGAGGGCGGTGATGCGCGATTCCCGCTCGCCAAGGATGTGAAGATGATCATTCTGGCTCATGGCGTCTCTGACTCCTGCGGCGCTGCTGGTAAGGGCATCCAGTGCGTCGGCACAACTTCATAGGTGCGAACCTGATGCCCTTCCCACGTCCACGGCGTGTAATTGTTCATGCGCGCGGTCTCGCTCTCGAATCCGCTGTGCCACCAGCCGGTGCCCATGTGCCAGTTCTTCGTGACGCCATTCACGATGTCGGTCACAGCAAAGAGGAGAATGGTCTGCATCTTCGGTGCAGTCGCAATCGGTTGCCAACCTGCGGGTGCTGGAGCGGGGGCCGCGCGCTCGGCTGCCGCCGTATGTATCCAATTGAAGTGCTGCCAGAGCGCCAAGTCCAATGTTGCGGATGCCACCTGTCGAACAGCGATGTCGCACAGCGGACATGTGATCTGCGGATCGGCCCGTGGGACGGGAGGTGGCTCCGCGCGCAGGGCCGTCAGGACATCGTTCAGCGCATGCCGATAGCCTTGGCAATACACGTCGCGAAACGCATCGTCTGTCGCGATCGTTGACGGGACAGGTGAACACATCAGCCGCTCAACGAGCGTCTCGGCAGGCGGCGCGGGCACCGGATCGCGCTCCAACGGTTCATCCTTCATGGCTTACCGGCCCTCCTGATCCCTCAACAGCAAGAAAATAAAAGAGATGTCACGCGCTGTGACGGATATGGGTTCATCGCGGCTTCAGTATCCACGCGCCGACCACTAGTGCTTTCTTGAATCAAGTTCATCGGCCTTCTCGATCAACATCGCTGCGAGTTGACGCGCGAGCGGCGACGGCAGCCCGAGCCAGCCGACAGGTTTCCCAAACTCTAGACGAACGATCCCGTGGCCGTGATCGGCCGCCAGCGCCATTCGCAACTCGCCTTCGTCGTCATTGCCAGCCTTTCCATATGGAAACTGGCCAGTCGCGCCGAGCGTGAAATCCTTAAGTTTCATAGGCGGGTGTAACCGTACTCGAACGCTTTCGCTGGCGAGAACGATGCGTACCCATCGTCGTAGACTACGTAGTAGCCGCCCACGACCGGCCGATGCCGCGCGATCCAGTCGCCGCCCACGCCGATCGGCGCGTACGCGTACTCCACGAACCGCAGCAACCGGCTCCCATCCGTCGCGCTGTTGGGATCCTCGATCGCCTCGATCTTGAGCGCGTGAACTTCCTTGTGGCACTTGTAGCGCGGCATCTCCGACGATGCGCCGTTCAGTTCGCTATTAGACGCCGCCTGTGAACGAATACGAATCTCGGCGGCATCTCCGTGCTGCGCCATGAGCTTGTCGAACACTTCACGCTTTGTCGATCCGAACGCCTCTCCTAAAATCTGCCCATCACGGTCGAATGCTTGTCCCATGTTGTTTCTCTCCTACTGGTTGGTGGCCGCGTGGATACTGAACTCGCAAATTACCGACGCCCATCAGAGCGCGTCAAAGCGTCGTCGTCTCTTTCGTCTCCGGCACCTCGGCCTCGTCCAGTTGCACGAGGTGCCCGTCCTCTGTTACCGCCTGGATGAGCTGGTCATCATCCCGATCCGCGTACTGCGGAAAGCCGAGGCGCAAGCGCGCAAACGCATCGGCCCGGTCGGGATGCAGCGTCACTGTATGATCGTAGGTTCGCAGCGTCACTTGCAATACGATGAGATTCATGCGTTTAGCAACTTCTCGATCCAGGTTAATGCCTGCCCGCTCGAGACATGCTCCGGCAGGACGCGAAGAACTCTCCAACCCAACAACATGGCTTCCGCGTACTTCTCGATGTCCTTCTTGACGCCCGCCCCGCGGGAATGCCGCCCCTGCACGAAGACGCCGCCATCCACCTCCACCGCGAGCTTGGGAGCACGGAACGCCCAGTCGAAACGCCACTTTCGCGTAGGGTGAAATTTGTATTCCGCTTCCGGTGTCGGCAAATGCGCGAGCGTGCATTGAAGTGCCAACGAGATGGGCATGCGACGGCTCATGCGGTCTCTCGCTTCCGATAGGCGGCAATCATCGACTCTGACTTGAGAAAATTATGGACGCAACAATTTGGCCTCCACACTTCTGACAACGCCACATTTGTTCAGCGATCGAGGAAGGCATTGCTACATTCCCAGCCCCGACCGCTTGCTGGTGCCCGCATGCCTCACAGTGTCCCGTCTGCTGGTGGCTGAAGATAATACCAGTCCGGCGATAGCGATATGGCCGCGTTTTGTCAACGATCAGCAACTTACCGCGCTCCACCAGTCGTGGCAACACCATAGCGGCCGTCTTCACATTCAAGCACGCGCTGATGTCGCGCTGCGTCATTTCAATATCGTCATCGGTGAACAGCGCGAGAATATCCCCCTCGGTCTTTGATCCTTCGGCTGTCCACTTCGAGACATACTGATGCGTGCGTGGTGTTCTCCGCTTATGACGCGGCGGATCAAGCCACTGAGCGATGCGCCGTCGCATCTCTTTGAACATGTTCATGCGCTTTCCCTTTTCCGATAGGCTTCGATCATCCGCGTCCGATGCGCTAATCCGTTACCGCACAGCCCGTGGTGGAGCTGGTAACACTCAGCCATCCAATCGTCTTCAACCTTCGCCGTCTGCACTTGCAGAAAGGTCTGCGGCGGCTCATCCATCCAGCGTCCAGCGTTCAACCACGATGCTGGCAAGGGCTGGAACTGCCGATCTTGAGGCATCGTGCGCTTCCACCGCTCGAGCCCCGCCAGGATGTCCTCTGCGCTCGCCAGCTTGCGAGCTTTGCCGTACGCCTTCATCGCGTTAATCTTGGCTTCGCGCTTGGGGTACTGCGCCCACCACTCCGAAAAGTCATCATAATTCAGCTTCATCGCAAATCCCACGCATTTAGATCGGCTTGTAGTTCATCCCGAGACACCTTGTCGATCGGCTGGATGAACATGTACTCTGAAATTACCACCGAACCGATGCGTCGCAACCGATGGTCAATCTCCATCTGAAGCGTCGTGCGGCATTCACTGATGCGCGTCCTGTACGCGTACTTCCCGCCCACATTCCGGAAAGCATCACCATCAATCCAGACGTTTGGCCGCGCACGAAAATACGCCGCCACGCGATCCCGAAACGAGAGGCGTTCGCTCATGCTGTCACCCACGTAAAGCGCATCCCCCGCTGCGGCGTCATTCGGTGCATCACCCGAAACGTGAGGACGTGTCCATGTACCGCCCGGTGGCAGTCGATGCACAGCATAATCAGGTTCTCTGCCTCGTCCTTCCCCCCGAGCGACCGGAAGATGACATGGTGCATCTCAAGCCCGTGCGTCGATTGGCAGGCCCTGCACATGTGTTTGTCCCTCGCCAGCACCACGCGGCGGAGCGTCCACCAAGCGCGGTCTTCCTGTGATGCGGCCTTTTGCTTCGCCAGTAAACGCGGCACGGGCCGGGGCACGCGATACAGGGGTTCACCTCTCATGGGCTTCTTTCCATTGTTTCGCTAACACGGCAACAGCACGCGCACCCAGTGCTGATTGCCCTCGCCAATAGGCCGCCGGTCGAGGCCAGAATCGTGGGCAAAGACAGTACGTGCTCCATGGCCCCTCACAGGCATTCGAAACCGGACAGGACACATGGTGCTCCGTCCAATGTTCAAATCGTCTAGCGGGCAAGACGCATCTCGCTTTCCTTGTTCCGCAGGAACGCGCGCAAACTGATCATCATCTGCTCCGTTAGCCGTTGCGTGTCCGCCGCTTCCCGAAACCGCACATACTGCGGCGAGGTCTCGGCCTCGATCTTGGCGCGGTTGGCCTTCTCGCTCGTCCGCAGACAGTGCAGGAGGATCACTTTGTACTCCTGATCGGCGTAGCGCAGTTCGTCCAGACAGTTCCCCAGCAACGACGTGGCATCGTTCAAGAGCTCGCAGGCACGATCCGGCGTCAAATCTGTGGAGGCGCGCATCTCTTTTTGAATGGCCTTCACCATGTCACGGATCGTGCTCACTTGCGGGCAGTCCGAGCCGCGTCGGCTTTGATGCGCGCGATCTTTTGCGCATGCGTTTCATTGGCGCCGGCGACGGCAAGTGCTGCGACGGGCGTCCAGGTCGGCTCAGCATGGCGGATCACGGCATCAGCGTGTGTCACCGGCTCCGGTGTCGTCGCGTCCGCATCATTGTCGCCTTCAGTTGGGATACAGAACGCTTGGAAGGCCGCATATTTGTACGCCGCGCTCATCGCCTTGTTCGTCGCCTTGTCGCCGCTGTCCATCGCTTCGCCGTACGTCTTCACCGTGTGCTTGGAGCCGTCCGACGCCGCCACGAAGTCAAACTCGGCCTCCACGATGACCGAGAACAACGTGCCCCCACTCTTGGCCGCACGCTCCTGAGATTCACGCGAGAGGCACCGCGGCAGGATGACCAGCCCGTGCTTCGTGAGGACCGGCGCGAGCGCGTTCATCACCTCGTCAATCCCCCGGAACGAATACCCCTGCTGCGCGTTCTTACGCGTCTTGCTGATGCCATCCTTCGCCAACTCCGCACTGACCGCCGAGATGGCCTTGTACACCGCGGGCGTCTCAGCCATGCACCGACTCCTTGGGCCGGAGGTCCGGCCGACGTGAATAGAGGGCTTCGAGCCGTTCCTTGAGCGCCAACATCTCCGCCGCGTCCTTATCCGCGCACACTTGCGAGCAGAACAGCCCATCCAGCATCGTGGACTTAGGCGCATAGACGTGGCAGCCCCGGTGGTGGCATCGCAGGACCGGATCGGACGGAGGCGTTGGCGGCGTTGTGAATGGATTAAACACCAGCCCCCGCTTCGCCAAATCCCGCAGCCGATCGTCCGTGATGGCTTCCGACCAGAGATAGCGCAACAGGCGCCCGCAGGCGTTGCACTTGATGAAGGTCTTCACCAGCACCGGCGAGGTCGCCGTCGCCTTGCAGAACGAGCACTGGTAGAAGTGCAGATGCGTGCTCATTCAGCCCTCCTGACAGAACCAGCACGAGAAGTCATCGTCTTCCGTGTGCGCCTG